ACTTTTGATAAGATTTCTATTTTTTCTGCAAATGTATATTCAGATAATTTTTTCATACCTTCTTCTATCTCAGTCTCAACTTTATCTTTATAAGATTTTATATCTAAAGCATTTGATATATCTGGTATAACTAATTCATCATAAATTCTGTTATACCATCTATTAGCAGTAGCAGTTGATATTTTAAAATGTGATTCAAAATACTTAATACAACTGGCTCTTGTTTTTTTATCGTCAAGATAATCCTGGGCTAAGTCCTTAGCTTCTTCTTTAGAGTATTCCCACTTTTCTTTATCTAGCATGATTCTTCCCCACTATGTTCCTCCCACTTCAATGAAAAGTCAGAATACTTTTTAAGTCTCATAACTACTTCTTCCATTGAATAACCACGCTCTATAGTATTTTCACCAAAAGCTAAATTACTTATCTCTTTGATAAACCATTCTCTATCTTCTTCATAAGACCAAGAAGTATCTACTGGTATATCTTTGATTTGTTGTTTATATTTCATTTATTTATTCTCCAAACAAGTTTTACACATTGATACTGGTATTCTCATGTAATGAACTACAGTATTCATCCCATCAAAAGTTTCTGATTCTCCATTAACTTTTTCTCCTAAAGGTATGCTTTTTTGACAATATAAATCTCCTTTATTAATTAAAGATTTACATGAATAACACTTTCTTTCTTTTCTGGTTTTTTTAAGTTTCATTTTTAGACTCCATATATTCTTTGTAAGATTTTTCAAGAATAGAATTTAAATGAGTGTTCTTTTGGATTCATAGTTAATACTCACATTCAAGAATTTTTCTAAGCATTACTTCGTCATTCATGCTGATTGCTTTTTGAATGTTGATATTCTCTAAACATTCATTAGGATCAATAAGGTATTCTCCCATTATTGATTGATAAATTAACCCATTCATGGGTTTTTTGACTTTAGTTAGTTTCATTTAAACTGGTATGTTTATGTAGGTTATTATATGTATATATATTAAATATTGCAAGTATTGAAATATATATAAAAAAAGAGTCTTATTTTTAAGACTCTTTAAAACTAGGAGCAATTATTCCAAAACCGCCCCAATCACTATAAAAAGGATAAATTTTATTATCTTTCATATAAGAATCTTCAATTTTTAATGTGTAACCTCTACAATCACCATTGAAAAATACAGGTATCTTTTGACTTTTAAAATTTAAAAGTTTATCTACTTTATTTAAAATATCATTAATAATTTTGTCTTGTTCTTCTTCTGTACATTCAAAACCATTACAAAAATCTTCGGCTATTGCATGAGCTTTATTTTCTATTCTGAATAAAGATTTGCATAATTTTATTTCATCAACTGATGAATGTAATTTAAAAACTCTTTTTAAGTTTTCACCATGTTCAAAAATATTTTGATACATAGTATCTTTTTTTTCTTTTAATGTTGGCATTGCGGAAAGTTTGTTAATACTCTTTTATTATACAATAAATGTAGGTTAATGTAAGTGTATTATCATAAATTAATAATACACTTTTTATTTCATTTAATCTTAAAACTAAATATATCCTATTTCTGGATCATCATTATCTATTATTTCTTGTTGTTCTTCTTTACTCATCTTATAAATTTTAAAATCTGAACAGCTTTCGGCTAGTTCAGGATTAAGACAGTTAAAAGCAAAATTATAAGAATCTTTATCATAAAACTCTTGCATTTCTTCTTTATCAAGATAAACACTAACTTTTAAGTCAGTACCTTTTCTTGTATAGTCAAGACCAACCGCATCGACTAACTCTAGATAATCTATATCTAGAGTAAAAATAACTTTTTTTAATTCGTTTGTTTCCATTGTTTTAAATAAAGATTAATAATAAAAGTATGTAAGGTGTAATAATAAACTTCATTTTAGTAATTGATTGATTAAGGTTTGTTTTTCTAATTGCTTACATGCTAAGGATTGTTCACCCATTGCATCACAATCTAATTTTGTTGATTTCTGAAGTGATAAACTCACCCCAGAAAATACAACTATTGAAAAAAGTAAATAATAAAAATAAGTTTTCATTTTTTTGTTTTTTTGTTAATAAATTTTCGTATTAATCCTCTGGTAAAGCTAGATAAATTTAACTCACCCCCAGTTTCAGAAAGTACCAAAGCTACATATTGTGAATGTAGCTCAGGTGGAAGTGTTACCTTAATTTGTAATTGCTTTGTTGTTTTCATTACTTGTTAACCTCACTATTTAAGTTGTTAACTAAGTAAGCGGCTAGTTCATCCTTCAAGCTGTCATCTTTTGATTGTTCGATCTTGTCAACAATAATTTTAAATACTTCAGTTAAATATTCTTTATCTGTTGAATAAGTAGCTGATAACATTTGAAAGCTAGAAAGAATGTCTTTCTTAATCTGTTTGTTATCTAATCTGATATGTAACTCTTTTGACTCATTGCTGATATCTAAAAAAGAACTATAAGAACCAAAGGCAAAATTTACTTTTAAGTTCTCAGTGTCTAGCGTTTGTCTATCGCTAGTAGGAAATAAATTTGTTGATGTCATTTCTGGTATGAAAATGAATAATTTTTGTTTAGATTAAGTTAAGTGTCTCTAGAATTTTTATTGCTGTTAGTCCAGATGTAAAAACGAAAGAACCAGAAACAATAATTAGAAATACTTAACTATAATTTATTATAGCAGTTAATAGTATACAAACAAGACAGAAAGTACAAATAAATTATTTTTTAATATTGCGAGTTCAAATTTTTTACTTAGTGTTATTTGTTTTAACTTCTATGGACTTCTTTTTACTTCTATGTTCTGTATAGGCTTTCTATAGACCTGAGAGGTTTTATTTTCACCTCCATGAACTTTTATACCTTTTTATGAACTCGCAGGGGGTACAAGTTCAAAAATTTTTTATTTTTTAGGCAAGGCGGAGAACTTAAATATATTCTGACTAATTTTTTGGTTCTACTTTTATAGAAAGTTCAGGAGCTTGAATGTTAACTGTTTCTATGGATTCGCCTATAACTTTTCCTAGGCTATCGAGAATTTGAGCTGCGGTTTGAAGCTGACCTTTTTTAACAGCTTTATTGAATAGACGGATACGCATTGCTTGGAGACGTGGGAGAAGAGCTTCTCTATCTTTTTCCCAATCTTCGTTATTCCAAACTTTAACTCTATCCCAATCTAACCAGGCGGTAGTTTCGGAGATATTTTCTATAGAAGCGTGTTCTATAACTAATTGGCGAGTAGTTTTACCTTCTAATTGTCTAGCGTAAAGACGTTGAGAGCGTTTTAGAACATCTGAGATTGTGGAGCGAGTTCTTTTTTTAGGAGGATTAGCGAGAGGATTATTAATAATGTTTTCTGGAAAAGTAGAGGAAGCCACAGACTTGATCTTAGTAGTATTTAGTTGAATGATAACTTAAAAGAAGTGAAATAGGCTATAAAGGAGGGGTATGAGTTGTATTTTTTGTTAATTTTATGGCTGTCAGTGAAAAAAAGAAGAGTGAGATAAGTTTGCGATATGCACAAGGAGAGGTTTTTAATTCAGATAAAAGATTTAGGGTGCTTGTTGCGGGTAGAAGATTTGGAAAAAGCTATCTTTCTTGTATAGAACTATTAAGAGGAGCTATAAATCGTCCTGGGGAGGTTTATTTCTATTGTGCACCAACTTATCGGATGGCAAAGGATATTGCATGGAAGGAATTGAAGAGATTGACACCTAAAGTATGGATTCAAAGTAAGAATGAAACTGATTTAAGGCTGGAGTTAATTAATGGATCGACTATTGAGTTGAAGGGTACAGAAAATGCTATGGCATTAAGAGGTAGAAGTTTGGCTGGTGTTGTATTGGATGAGGCAGCATTTATGGATCGTGACGTTTGGGCTGAAGTTATTAGACCTGCATTAGCAGACAAACAAGGATGGGCACTGTTTATTAGTACACCAGATGGTACTGCCAGTTGGTTTTATGATATGTGGTGTTATTGCGGAGAGGAAGAGTGGGATGATTGGCAAAGATGGAGTTTTACTACAATAGAGGGGGGTAATGTTGTAAAAGAAGAAGTTGAAGCAGCTAGAAGTCAATTAGATGCGAGAACATTTAGACAGGAATTTGAGGCAAGTTTTGAAAATCTTACTGGATTGGTGGCTGTTAGTTTTGCTGATGACAATATTGATAAGGAAGTACAGGATTTACACATGCTTCCCTTGTTAATTGGGCTGGATTTTAACGTTGACCCTATGGCCGGAATCTGTGCTGTGAAACATAATGATACTTTGTATGTTTTTGATGAAATTATGCTTACAGGAGGTGCTACGACTTGGGATTTTGCAGAGGAGGTTACTAGAAGATATGGAGTAGATCGTAGAATTATTGCCTGTCCAGACCCCACTGGAAGTGCAAGAAAGACCAGTGGAGTGGGTGTGACGGATCATACGATACTTAGAAGGTCTGGTTTTACTGTTATGAGTCCTAGAAGCCCGTGGAAGATCAGAGATAAGATCACTGCTGTTAATACTGCCCTGTTTGATGCTAATGGTGATAGGAGGACGCTTATACATCCTCGTTGTAAAGAATTAATAAAAGCACTTAGAACTTTAACTTATGCACCTAATACTGGATTACCTAATAAGAATTTAGGTGTGGATCATGCTTTTGATGCTTTTGGTTATCTTTGTCTACAGCAGTTTAATTTGGCGAAACCTGAGACATTAGGGCAGACTGCGTTTAGAATATATTAAGAGACTTTTTGCTTATGCCTTACCATTACGGAATGTCAACAACAAAAAAGAAAAAGAAGAAAAAAAAGAAGGGAGGTAAGAAGAGAAGTGAATGTACCTGTTAATAAGGCACTTTACGCTAGAGTAAAAGCTGAAGCCAAACGTAAGTTTGACGTTTATCCTTCTGCCTACGCTAATGCTTGGTTAGTCCGAGAATATAAAAAGCGTGGTGGAACTTATAGAGTGGAGAGAAAAAAAAGTGCCACAAAGAAGAAAAAGTAAGCCTAATCCAAGAGCCAAAGGTGGTTTGACACGTTGGTTTGAGGAGAACTGGGTTGATGTAAAAACTGGTAAGCCTTGTGGTCGCTCTAAAGGTGAAAAACGTGGTTATCCTGCCTGTCGGCCTAGTAAACGTGTATCAAGTAAGACACCTAAGACTGTAGGAGAGATGACGAAAAGTGAGAAAGAGAGGTTTAAACGTGAAAAAACTGGTAAAAAGAAGATAACCTATCAATATAGACGTAGAAAAACTAAAAAAAGGAGTTGAACATGGCTAAATCTGCTGCTATGAGTAGGTGTATGGGTTATGTATCTACTGTTCGTAAGAACAAAAAGAAAAAATCCACTAAAAAAACAACAAAAAGGAAGAAAAAATGATTGAAATCACAGATGAGATGCTTGATGCTATTGAAGCAGTAAAAGGCAAACGTAATCCTGCTCTTTGGGATAACAGATGTCAACAATATATGCTAAATAGCAAGAAAGATACTGTAAAAAAGTCAACAACAAGTTAAACTAATCTTAAATAC